CAACAACAAGTAAAGGATAAACTTAACAAAGCTATAGCCATTACTAATGAAATATTGAAACTCAATGTCCCATTAGGAATAAGTATAGACATAGGAAAAAATTATGCAGAGAGTCATTAAATACACAGACTTTTTTAGTTTCTTTTTATCTCAACCTATAGCAGTATTAAGAGGAGGAGCAACAGAGCAAGAAATTGTTGAAGAATTACAATCTTGTTTTTTATTTCCTATAGTTTACATAAGAGATAAGAATCATCCTTTTTTTATATCAACAGTTGCTGATTTAAAAGCTCAAGGAGTTACACAAAAAGTAAAATTAATTATCCTACCAATAGGATATAATAAACAGTTTTTATCATGAGAAAGTATTTTAGAGAGTTAGAGGTTCTCTTCCAAAACCCCAAATCAGTCTTGACCTATATTGACAAAATAGAAGCTTTAAGAGAGAATATTACAGAACCTTTAGCTGTTACTCAATTTGTAAATTTAATAAGAGAGAAGGTCCAATCTGAAGCTATACAAGCTGTTGTAGACAATAATGGTACAGGTATGATAGCTATGGCCACAGGTTCAGGTAAATCTAGAGTAGCAGTAGAATTGGCTAAGTATTACTTTGACAAAATTGATTGTTCTCCTATGTTTAAACCTGCAGTAATTGTCCCTACTGAAAAGTTAAGAGATGAAAACTGGAAAGAAGAATTTACTAAATGGGAAGCAAGTTATCTTTGGGAAAAGACATTAAGTCTTTGCTATGCTTCAGGTTCTAAAATTAAAGATGAGGTAATTGATATAGTTATTCTTGATGAAGGTCATAATATTACAGAGTTATCTTCTGATTTCTTTGTTAATAATCATGTAGAAAATACAGTATTACTTACTGCAACTCCTCCTACAGATCCTATTAAAAAGCAAATCTTATCTGATTTAGGTATTAAACTTGTCTATGAACTTACTTTGGACCAAGCTGTTAGATTAGGATTTGTAGCACCATACAAAATTACTGTAATTACAGTGCCTTTGGATAATGTTACAAAGAATATTCCAGGTGGTAACAAGAAGAATCCTTTTATGACTACAGAAGCTGCTACTTATGCTTATTGTAATAGAAGAGTTCAACAATGTTTTGGTGACCAAACTCCTCAAGGTAAAGCTAAGATGCAGTTTGCTATACTAGGAAGAATGCAGTTTATCTACAAGATTCCTTCTAAGACTGCTGTAATTAAGTTTTTACTTGACAAAGTAATTCCTCAAGAAGATAGAACACTTATCTTTTGTGGTAATATAGAACAAGCTGAAGCAGTTTGTCCTACATTTTATCACTCTAAGTCTAGTAGTGTAGCTTATGATGCCTTTAAAAATGAGGAAATCAATAGGTTATCTTGTGTAAAAGCTGTCAATGAAGGGCATAACTTTCCTGGTGTTGATTCAGGTATCATAGGTCAGTTAAACTCTAAAGAGAAAGACTTGGTACAAAGAATTGGGAGACTCATTAGGTTTAGGCCTGGGCATGAAGCTCATTTGTATATCATTGTCTCTGAGTCAACTCAAGATGAAAAATGGTTAGAGAATGCTATTGAAAACTTAGATCAATCTAAGGTAGAGTATGTAAGAATTGATAACTTTAAAAAAAGATTTGTATGAAAATAAATCCTCAAATTAGAACAGTACTTGCACAATATGCAATTCCTGTTGAAGATGGTATAGCTTATCTTCTGTCTATATTCTTTGACTGTAGACCTTCCTATACTCCTACTTTATTAATTCAAAGAATGAATGTTACTAACATTCTAGCTATTAATAGTGATAGAGAAGTAGTTTGGAATATCCCTTTATTTGAAGGAGAAAACACTGCTAAGTGGGATTGGGTTAAAGATTGGAATTCAGAATTTGGCTTAATTAATAAGAAAAGAAAAGCTCCAGACAAAGATGTTATTACTAGGATGAAAGCATTTTTTGCTGACAATCCTGATGTAAGAAAGGAAGAAGTTTTTGGAGGTACTAGAATGTATTTCAGAACTGTTAATAATGCTGAATACATTATCTCATCTCATTACTTTATAAGTAAAGGTGTAGGTAGAGACAGAACTTCAGCACTTGAAGGTTGGGTAGAAAAGTATAGAGAAGCTATGGCTAATACCTCAACTAATGACAGTGTTGACATAACTTCAAGAATGCAATAATGAATTTTAGAGCAGCATTTGAAGCAGGTCAGAAAGGTAGTAATAAAGGCCTTCCTATGGGGGAAGGCTTGAAGACTATCTCACAGGCAATTAATGGAATTCAAAGAGGAAGAATCTACACTGTTGGTGCTGCCCCAAAGGGAGGGAAGTCAACTTTTGTAGATGTAGGCTTTTGTATAGAGCCTGCTGTCTATGTATTGAACCATAATGCCAAAATTAATGCTTCAGCAGAAGCAATTGCCACTAGACTTGAAACAATAACTGACCCAGAAACTAGACAATCTCTTAATTTAGAGTATGAAAAGATTAGAAGTCAGTTAATTGATGTTGAGTTTATCTACAACTCTTATGAGATTGACAGAGTAAGTAAAGAATTTGATTTTGTTGCCCATTTCTTACACACAGATTTTGGCATTTATTACATAAATTTACCTGCTGGAAAGACTTATAAAGAGAAAAATGTTGTATCTTTATCCTCTGCCTTTTTGAAAGGAGAATTGGAATATGATACAGCAAACCCTAATGCTCCCAAAGAAATTATTAGAGTTTCTGAAGATTTGCTATCTATGATTAAGACAGTTTACAGAACTAGAATTGTTCCTTTACTTGGAGAGTATAATGACAAGGGAGAGAAAGTTTCTAAAGGGTTAATTAAGTTCTTGGAAATCAAGGATAATCCTACTGGAGTCAGAAATTATCTTTTAAGCTATGCTAAAGAAAATGGAGAGTTTTTGTATAGAACTACTGTTAAGGATGGGGTAACCTTCAATAGAATGATAGGTTATAAACCTAATAATCCTGCTAAGTATGTTATTATCATTACTGACCACTTAAGAAAGCTATTGCCTGAGAGAGGTTTTAAGATGAAAGAAACTGTAGATAAATTCTCAGAGTATGCTGTAGAGTTTAGAAACACTTGTAATTTCACTTTTGTGCACATTATCCACCTTAATAGGGCACTTAGTGATATTGGAAGAAGGCAGTATGATGATGATAGACTGTTTCCACAGTCTGATGATATTAAAGAGACAGGTAATTTAAGTGAGGATAGTAATTATATCTTCACAATGTTTAATCCAAATGATGATAAGTTTAATCTTGTCAAACACTTTGGAACTCCTATTAGAAGACCTGATAAATCTCTTTTGTATCCATTTATGAGAACTATACATTTAGTAGAATCTAGACACAGTGTTTGTCCTCAACACTTTAGAGTCAACATGTATGGTGATATTAAGAAATTTGAACCTTTAACAATTTAAAAATGGCAAAGTTAAATAAGATGGAACTTCAAGCTGTAGCCGGATCTATATTGAGACAAGTAAAGGAAGTAAAACTTCCTATCCTTGTTCAAGAATGGGAGCAGAAAAAAGTTGAAGTAGAATCATCAGAAGCTTTTAGAGAGCTTCAAGATTGGTTAAATAAACACTCTTTAAAAGAAAAAAGTGTAATCAATACTTATCAATTAAATTTTGCTTTAGGGTTAGAGCAAAAACCTACTCAAGTTATAGGTTTACCTACAACACAACAAATTGTAGATAAGCTCATAATAGGGCAAATTACAGATGCTAATATTAATTCTATAATAGAAAGTATTAAGCAAGAATTATTAACAATTTAGAAAGAGAGTATGCCTAAAATTTTAGTGCTAGCCCCTAGTGGCTTTGGAAAGTCCACAAGTATTGGACAGATACCTGAATTAGGTATTGTAGGTTTAGTCCCTGAAGAAACTTATTTAATATCAGTTACTTCAAAACCTCTTCCTTTCAGAGGAAGTGGTACAGCATACCCAATTACTACTATGCCTGACTTAAAAACAGGTAGAAGAGTTATTACTGATAATGCAAAAGACATAGAAGCTATTTTCTTAAACTTAGTTGCTAGTCCTTACAAAAACATTGTATGGGATGATTCAAACTATGTAATGCAGAATTGGTATATGGCTAATGCTTTAGCTAAGGGTTGGGATGCTCCTAAGCAAATTGGTTACTTTATGGGTAAAATCTTTGATGCCATAGAGAAACTAGATGCAGCAGGTAAGAATATTATCATTTTAGCTCATGGAGACAGTATTCCTGGAGCTGATGGTAGAATCTATATGAAGTACAAAGCTACAGGTAAGATGGTAGACGAGTATTTGACTATAGAGGGTAAAGTGGATGTTACTCTTATTGGTATTAGTAGATATGATGCTACTGCAAAGAAAGCTGTAAAAGAGTTCTTAACCAATGAGAATGAACAATTCTCTTCAGCCAAGTCTCCTATTGGTATGTTTGATAAACAATTTATTCCTAATGATTTAGGTTATGTTGTTGCAAAGATTGCTGAGTATTATGGGTAATTGGCTTTCCTTTATTATTGGTTTCCTTATAGGAGCCATAATTACTATTGTTGCTTTGGCAGTAGTAAAAGGAAATTGGGATAAAAAAGATATTGTTGATGTGGATCCTGAAATAGAGGAAGCTAAGAAACAATGGAAGGAACAAAGCAAAGTATATTAATTTTTAATTTTAATTTTATACATTATGTCACAAGAAGGTGCACAAGTAGAGAATGGTACTGTAACAGAAGCAGCACCAGTATTAAGAATCACAGTTAGTGATGTCTTAGGGTTATTAGCTCAAGGTAAAAGCAGAAAAGAAATTGCTGAATACTATGGCAGAACTCAGTCTGATATGAACAAGATGGTTTGGGGTCATCCTAAATTAAAGAACAGAAAAGCTAAGAAACAGTACACAGGTATTGAGCTTGAAGATGATACTGAAGACATCAATGATGTTGCTGAAGTGCCAGCTGAAACTGTTGTAGCTGAAGTTGTTGAAGCAGAAGTGATAGAAGAACATGCTGTAGATGCTTCAATTTACACAGGTCCTACTGTTGAAAACACTGTTCCTGACACATCAGACTGGAACTAAGAATTGTTTAATTATTAAAAAAGACTAAATATGTCACAATTACAAGGATACGGATTTGTA